TCGGGCTTACCAGTGATGACATTCACGATGCCTTTTGTCACGCTGAATACGATGCCAGTCAGGATTGGAACGATGACCCGGAAGGTTGGTGCAAAGCGTTTGCCAACTATGTCGAAGCTAAATTAAAGCAAAGAAATCAATGAGCAAACAACCTGTAGCGCATGTTTATCGGATTGAAGCAAATGGCAGACCTTGTGTCGCATGGGATGATGCAAGTGGGATTGAGGTTGGCGCAAAACTTTACGCTGCACCTCGTGAATGGGTTGGGCTGACGGAGCGCGAGGTTGAATTAATTGACGAGATGATTGAAACCCAACTCCTTCACGCTGAACGATGCGACCACATGGCAAACAGCACTATGGCTCAAAAGCAAAAGGCGTGGGACTTAGAACGCGTCGAGCTACTACGCAAGCTAAAGGGGAAGAACACATGACACGAGACGACATTATCAAGATGGCGAGAGAGGCGGGGCTGCTGCCAATAGACATCGGCCCGACAATTGAAACGTGGCAGATGCGAAGAAAAGAAGAAAGCCTAGTACGTTTCGCCGAACTTGTTGCAGCGCATGAACGTGAGGCGTGTGCGAATTTGCTCTTGAACGTAGACCTCAGCTCAATGGATGCTGACCATCGCTTGCAAAGCTGGACTGCAACAGTGCTGCTGAATTTTTCCGATGCAATCAGAGCAAGGGGTGAGCAATGACCCCTTTAGTTCGCAAAGCCGTCAGGTTTGCGCCGGAACCAGAAACTGCTTTATGGTTTGATGTTGGTCAGATGAATGCGGTTCAAGACACAAAAGTGCCTGCTGAGTTTCTAATGCACCTGCCATCAAAACGCACAGGTATTGTTGGTCTTGACACTGGCGGCAGAGACTTTGCGATGTGGCTTTCACAGGGTGATGGCTCCGTTACTGTTGGCGGATGTTCAATGTGGCATGGCGGTAAATACTTTCCACCATACGCATACATATTAGACGGTGATGAGTTTAAGATTTACCGCAAAGGCGAAGAGATTACATTGGAGGACATCAAGCCAGTGCATCGCATGGTGCTTGCCGTGATGATTAAGTTGGCTATGAAAACCGAAGGGTATAGACCAACACCACAGCGAACTTTCATAAATCAGAAAAGGCAGTCCAAAGGCAAGCCTGCATTGACATTTGATTGGCATACCGTGATGGTAGAGCCGCCGAAACAAAAAAATGACCCACAAGGTGGCAAACACGCAACGCCACGCCGACATCAGGTTCGTGGACATTGGCGCATCTATAAATCAGGAAAGCGTGGATGGGTAAGAGAATGCTGGAAGGGAGACGCAAGCAAAGGGGTGGTTTTTAAGGACTATCAAATAAGGGAAAACACATGACACGAGACGACATTAAAGCAAGGGGTGAGCAATGACAGACTTTGAGATCCAACGGATGGCGCATAACCTCGGACTCGTTCACCACACCGATCAAGTCAAGTGGTTAGTCAAACAAATTCTTCGTAAACACAAACCACTGACAAAAACCGAGAAGATTTACCTTAACCATCTTACGCAGCCCTATTCGCTCATTGAATTATCAAAGCATTTCGGATGTACAACTGAAGGTGCAAGAAAGCACCTAAAAGCTCTGATGGCAAAAGGTCTTGTCGACAGGGAAACTCGGTACAAATGGACGGAAGGTAGGCATGGGGCGTGGGCGTGGTACTACTTCAAAAAATGAAAGACTACACAGCAGGGCATACGGTCTGGATGACTCCCAAAGACAAGACACCACCGTTGGGTTCTAAGATGCTTCTATTAAATCCCGGTGGAGTTTGTGTTATCGGTCACTGGTCAGAGTGGGCAGTAGCGTGGGCTCCGCTGCCTAAAGTGCCTGAGCATATAAAGGAATTACTGTGAACGACCCAGTCAATCACCCCAAACACTACACAGAGCACCCGTCTGGTGTGGAGTGCATCCAAATCACCGAGCACATGAGCTTTAACCTCGGGAATGCAGTTAAGTACATCTGGAGGGCGGACCTAAAAGGTAAGCAAGTTGAGGATCTCAAGAAAGCAGTGTGGTACATCAACCGAGAAATCGAAAGGATTAACAATGGATCTCAAAAAAGCAGCAAGGCAAGCGTATGTGAACAGTCTGACTCAGGATCTCACGGACTGGGACAAAATTGAGCTTCAGTTGGAAGAGCTAGAAGAAATATCTGCCGAGCTTGAAGAAAAAAGTAAGGCCCTACTAAAGTCTATAGAAGCATTCAAAAAGGATCTTGATTCCAAATCCTGACAGCCGTACAATGAATTTAGACCTCCTTCCCTCTGTTGGTTTGCCCTCGCAATGAGGGCTTTTTTTTAGGTCTCGACATGAAAAAGCATTTTCTGGAAGCACTGCGATCAGAGAAGCCCGCTAAGTCTCCGGGTGAGTTCATTATGTGCTTGCTCCACGGTGTCACTAACGCACACATCCTGCACCTACAGTCTAAGTCTTACGCAGAGCACAAGGCTCTAGGACATTTCTACGATGATCTCGGTGATTTAGTAGACACAGTGGTCGAGCAGTATCAAGGTCTGGAAGCTAAGATCCTTAACTACCCTGTTGAGTATCGAGCACCAGAACAAACAGCGATAGCCGAGCTAGAGTACATGCTGGAATACGTTAGGGTTTACCGAAGCTCGATGGGTGATGACTCAGCCATCCAGAACAGTATTGACGAGATCGTTGCGCTCATGCAGTCAACGCTTTATAAACTTAGATTCCTGAAGTAATGCCGAGAACCCCGAAGCAAACAACGTGTCGAGAGCTAGGCTGTAACAACCCAAAGGTCAACAACTCTACATTTTGCAGCCAACACGGCGGTGCCAACAGCGAGGACCGCAAGACATTCAACAGGATGTACAACTCTAAGCAGTGGAAGCAATTTAGACAGATCCAACTGTCTAAGCACCCGATCTGCGCTAGGTGTCAAAGTCTAGGAAAGATCGCACCAGCCCATCATGTAGACCACATATTCCCGCACAGGATGGACAGAGAAAAGTGGATGGGCAACAAATTCCAAAGCCTCTGTCATGAGTGTCACTCTATCAAGACAGGCTTAGAGAGAAAGGGCGAGATACACGATTATGTGGAGCAAAAGGTCTACGAGCTGACGTAATTTTTTTTCTGTCGCGCCAAAAAAAATCGGGACCGGCAGCTGCCCAAATTCCGAAACCGATCTCAAAACAAAATCGCCAGAATTTTTTTTCAAAAATTTTTTTTAAGCAGCTGGGGTTTGACTTGAAACGGACAGACGGTCGATTTACGGTGATGGAAGGGGCCAGCGGCAGCCAGACACCGACGGACGGCAGCCGACGCCACTAGTCGGGGGATCGACGGCGGAAGGGTGAGCGATCGGCGGTTTTTTGGCGTTGAAAAGCATAAACGGCACCATAGAACGGACAGACGGCGGTTTTCAGGCCTACCCGGAAAACAACGGGCAAGCCCCCCAAAAAGACGACAAAAGCCCCTAGACTGGGGGATCAGATGCGAGCGCATAGGCGAGGGCCTGAGCTTCAGTCTGAAAAACCGCGACGGCAGGCACGGGCTCGCCCTCAATAATCCATTGCGCGACCCACTGATTACGAGCATTAACGTATAGACGCACTAAGCCCTCAATCCGATTGATAAGCATAAAAACCCCACAAAAAAGCACAGCAAGCCCGCTGAGGAAAATCCAAAGCAAGCGCAAGCCTTCGGTTAGCCCGAAAGCACAAAAGCCCCTAGACAAAAGCCTAAGGGTGAAAAAAAAGCCCCGAAGGGCTTAGCTAATGACTTCGAACCAGTCTAAACAATCGTCAGTCAGAATTAATTGCTCAGTGCGCCCGGATCTAGTCGACCATTGATTCATTTCACACCACGGACCATTTCCCATATCGTTTAAATGCCTTTCGATATCATCCGCCCACGCGTCTAAGTTTTTCTGATCCGTGCCGTGTACTAATCCAGCATCATCAATCATCGCTGTGCTTTCAATCCAGTTTTTAATGGCAGCAAAGCCCCTAGCATTTACAAAACCGTTTTTAATCATGATTTCCTCATAAGTTGAAAAACAAGGCGCAGGCAAAGCCCACACCAAAAACAAAAGCAATAATCCAGTCTATAAAAGCTCGCATATAAGCTCCCTAGTGGCGCAAAATTACACCCCGAAGCCCTCAAAAAAGGGCTTAAGGCTAGAATCTAGGCGTAGTGGGCTGCAGCTTTGCCGTGCGCGACAATGGCAATCGATACTGATTCAGGTTTAAGGGCTCCATCACATGCTGAACATGTGATGCATTGCCTTTTATTGCCCCCCTCGGTGCTTGCTGGACAGTAGATCTCACGATCAAGCTTTGGTGTGGCATTAATCGCGATAACTCGAAAAGTACGCCACCCCATTGAACGGGCAAGATCGCGATCCTCAATCGAATCGGCCGAGGCCATACACAATTCTCGATGTGCTTGCGCGAAAGCTTGCTTCCATTGATGCGAATAACCGGTCCAGTCCAAAGCTTCAGACAATAATTCAATCCATACATCGTGCGGAATCATTGCTGGATCGCCATAAGCCCCTAACCGGACCTTTCGGCCGGACAAAAGCTTTACAGCAAGCTCCAAATCGTCCGAATAATCGGGATATGACCCACGAAGAAAAGCTTTGTATATCGCACTAACTGACTTGCCCACATCAACGTAACATGTCCGTTTTCGCTCAGTGCTTCCGCGATGCACACAATCCCCACAAATGCTTACATCGTCGGCCGTCTTAATTGCTTCCATCGGATGCATATCCGATCGGATAATGTAAGTCTGGACCATATCCCCAGTTTTTACATTTTTGGACCGAAGAACGGCGATCCCGACGATAGGCGCATTGTCCACAGGTGAAAACCCACGATAAAAAATAAAGCCCCTCATGATTAAGCCCCCGCCTTGTGCTTAATCCATTTTTGAGCTTGCTGGTGTTTAACCCTAAGCTCTAAAGCGACTGCTATTAGATCGGCATGCTTTAAAAGTAACTCGGCAAAATCGCCTGCTATTGGATCGCTGTTAGTAGCAAAGCGATCAGCGAAGAGGTCATATAGATCCATTGCTATAGCAGGGCTTCCGCGATCTAAATCAAGCCCGACAAAAAGCTCGTGGTCTATCACGGCATTTAGCACCACCTCTGTGGCGAATACAGTCTTTTCAATTACGTTCATTTGGCTTTTCCTTTTAGTGCATCGGAATTGATGCGTAGGGCGATCCTAGCCCCATTTCAGGCCATACCGATCGCCATCCCCCATTTATTTAATCGCTAGCCGATGGACGGTCGATTACCGCACCATTAACGGCACCAGAACCCCCCAAAACCCCCAAAAACTGACGCTCCACTGGCACAGTCAGCGCTAACCCGTTGATTTTCAACGATAACCGGCCATTTCCGTTATAACTTGCGACAATCGGCGGTATTTCGGGGTATCAACGGCCTCAACGGTCGATTCCGGCCGACGGACGGCGAAAATGACTTAAAAATTGTAGCGGTCAGGGAAGGGCAAGCGCGCGCTCGACTTTCTGTAATACTTATGTATAAGGGGGGCCGACCAAAAATAGGGAATTCCCCTTGCGTAGCCACGCAAAAAGACGCACATTAGACGCAAAGGAGAGAACTATGGTTGCGAAAATTCCAGTTGAGGTGCATAGGATTCACGGAACGAAGGCCAACAAGCCGGGGGTTTTTCTGCCGGAAGAGATCAAGCAGAGGATTCCGTTTGCTGAGTGGGCAAACAACCCTGAGTCGTTCACGAGGGAAAAGTTTGTTAAGGAAACGGCGGAGTATTTGTTCAGCGTGTACGGGATAGGATCGGATCAGGACAGGCATACGCTCATGATGCTTGCTGACCAGTTACAGCTTTACATAGAGGCTCGAGCTGCGATCGCAAAATACCCGCTGATTGTGGAGACAAATGCTGGCAAGACCTTTGCGCCCAATCCTTACGTCAGCCTTGCAAACAAGGCTATGGACAATGCCATTAAACTTATGTCTGAGTTAGGGCTGACACCAAAGTCTAGGTTGGCAGCTAATAAGCTCGACGACAACACGAAAATAAACGACTTCCTGAAAGGGCCTAAGTTCGGAACATGAAATTAGAAGATGGTATTGAGTACGCAGTTCGCGTAGCAAAGGGCGATATAAACGCCTGCAGGAACGTAAGGTTAGCCTGTCAGCGATTCCTGAATCATTTAGAGAACAAGGACTGGGAATGGGTTTTTGATCCGGGCCCTGTCAATCACTTTTTACAGTTCACGGCGCTATGCAAGCACGTTAAGGGACAGTGGGCAGGCCAGTCAGTCAAGCTAGAGCCCTTCCAGATCTTGATTGTCTGCGCCATCTACGGATTTAGAAGTAAGAAGGACAGGCAAAAGCGGATGGTGCAGGACGTTATTGTCTACATCCCGAGGAAGGCAGGAAAGTCCACCCTGACAGCGCTTATTGCCTTATACGAGCTGGGATTCGGCGAGGCCGGTGCTGAAGTTTACACACTAGCGACTAATCGAGATCAGGCCTCAATTGTGTTCACGACTTCTAAGGGCTTCATCGAGACAATGCCTAAAGAGCTGTCTAGTATGTTCGTCACTGGAAAGTTTACGATCACGAAGTCGAAAGACAGCCAGAGCATGATGAAAGCTCTCTCCAGAGACACTAAAAAGACCGGAGACGGGCTCAACCCTTCTTGTACGATCGTTGACGAGGCAAGCCAGATCGTAGACAGGAATGCGATTGAGGTATTGCATTCTGGGATGGTATCTCGCCTTAACCCGCTGCGTTTATACATAACCACCGCTTCTTTTACCCGCGATACAAAGTTCTTCGAGGACTTTCAGGTGATGGAGCACATCCTCCATCAGGACGTACCCGATAACCCACGGTGGTTTGGCCTTCTTTACTCGCTGGATGCTGGCGACGACTGGAGAGACGAGACGGTATGGGCAAAAGCCAACCCGATGCACAATATCTCGGTGTCGCACGATGCGATCGTTGCGCGATGCGAAGAGGCGAAGATTAAGCCTGCTGCGCTCAACGAGTTTCTCTGTAAGACACTTAACGTTTATGTGTCAGCCGAAACTGCGTGGGTCGATAGGACGCATTGGGATGAGTCTGTAGGCGTTACAGGCAGAGATCCTGAGTCGGTATTTATCGGTTTTGACCTAGCGGCGACACGAGATCTAAACGCTGTCTGTACATTAAAGCGATTTGCCGAGGACGATTACGAAGCAGAATG